GTACCACTGGCTGTTTTGAACAGTACCAATACCAAGCGCATCAGAGGCAAAAGCAGTGGCTCCAGCACCAGTAGGTTTAGCATTCAACAATGCAAATCGGAATACATGCTGCTTACCGTCACCGACCATACTACCGAGGATATTAGTGGCTTCTTTAGCCCAGTCAGATGCAACAAAGTTAAGGGTAATTTCCATAGAAGGTGCATCTGCCTGTCCCTGAATCTGCTGAGAGGTTGCAGAGCCATAGACTGGTACGTTAACAACGTTAGGCGGAGTACCCATTGCAGGGAACTCACGGACGTTCTTAATGCGAACAAAAGTACCAGCTGCTTTAGTACCACCTACAGTTTCAATTTCTGTTTCAAAAAGTGCTTGAAATTCAACATCAGTGTCCAAGGTATTAAAATTGGGAGGTGTAGCAGGTGTAGCAACAGCGAGGTCAGAATACATACCTGCGCCGATAGAAGTAATATGTGCCATTTTTAAAATACTCCAAAGTAGTTAAACGGGATTGTATAAGTAGATCTAAACAAAGTAGTATCAGTTTTATCAATACCATCATGTGAGAGTGTACTGTCAACGAATTGCGTAGTACCTCCTGATGTAGTATTGAGCGATTTACCTTGTAAGAAATCATCAAGTTTGTCTGCTATGACGGAAGCTCTGTTCGGACCCTTCCCTGCAGTTGTAAATATATCTATAATTAATACACCAGACGTAGACTTAAAGTTTATCCCAAAGCTGCTAGTGATTATATTTATTCTTATAAATTCAGTGCTATTTTCGTTTATAAAGTTAGCTGGTGTAGTCTTGATACTCTCTAAGACCCACGCCGCACTTCCAAATATTGAAAATATGTCTGCTTCTACATTGCTATATTTTCCCACATCAACCCTCCTTTACAACTTCGAGGATCAACACTGTACCATTATTTTCAATAGGCACACCGAGTTTCCATACAACACCATCATCCAGTATGCTGTCATAAAGTCCTGCATCACCAATCTCTTGTTGTAGTAACATTATTTTCCGTTTAGTGGTATTGGTGTTCTTATCAGACTTCTTGGCAGCTAACCAGACTACTTTTGCTGTAATACTCTTAGTTGTTTCAGTTGTAGTTGATGCAGTTAAAAAGCTAAACTCATTTCCAGTCTTTTTAATGAAGGTAACTTCTTTAGCTAGATCTTTTAACTGCTTAAAAGCCTTAATACAAGCCTTATCAATTAGCGACTGGTATCCCATTAATTAGCCCTCCACCAAGTTTGCATACCTTGATTTATTAAGAGAGGTTTAAGAATACGCCTTATAGCATTTGGCATCTTAGGCGCATCCTTCATATTAAATAACTTAATAGAATCAATAGCTAACCCACTAATACTGGAAGAATTCTCCATAGCATCCGGGTTGTCTAGCAAATGTAGAGCCAATTCCATTGTAGCCTTTTTGACTCTCAATGGTGTAGGGTTTAATGCTACACCATATCCGAGACGTGGGTCAAAGTATAGACCCGTACGTGGAAAGGCAAGACTCTGTGATTCACTAACAGCAACACTACACCAAGGCATTTCCTCAAGAGCAGATGTTGCTGATACTAGAGCTTGTCCTTTGACAGTATTGCTGGCTGTTCTCCAGGTCTCAGCGTCTAATCTGTCTTCAAAATAGGCATCACCTTCAGCAACATCTACATGAGAGTTAACACCTTTAACGAGTGCCATTAGTTACCTCTTATGAGTGAAAGATTGGCAAGATTCCGAGAGACAATGCAGATTGAGCCTTACGTGCCCAAGTACCGGTAACATCGGCAAGGAGATCAGTCGTGCCAGTGAAAGCAGTAGGAGTACCTGCCTCAACAGCGTAACGATACTCAGCATCACTTGGGAACTTAGCATCACTGCCGATCCAATTGTACCCAACAGGAGCGAGTACATAACCCCAACGATACCAGACAGTAGAGGTACCACCACCCATATAGGCAGATGCATCTCTTTCAATCTCAGTTGGCATAGGGACTTTCAAAGGCTTCATTGCGAGAGCACCAGGGAGAACGATAAAAGAAGTCTTAGTACCAACGATATCAACACCAGCACCAGTATTCAATTTGGTGAGTTCTGCAGTAGAGAAACCCTGGGAAGCACGAGTTTGTACCAGTCTGAACTTACCACCAAAAATAGTGCTAAATTCTACATTACCGTCACTTACTTTCTCTTGATCAACCAGGTTAGCCGAACGGAGAGATGCAACAGTCTCAGGAGACACGATAAGGTATGCATATTCGGGCTCGTAGTCTTTGAAAGCTTTACCAAATGCATTCAAGAAACCTTCAGCACGAGCAGCACCCTGTGAAGTTGTGGTAGCTGCAATAACGTTCTTAGCTGCACCAAGGTCTACATAGAAACCATATTTCTTGTCAGTAGGATCATTATCAAAAGTCTGTCCACCAAGACCAGCTGCACCAGAACCTGCACCGGCACCCATAATAGCTTCAGAGAGAGCAACGCCCTTCAGAACTGCAAGGATACCATTATGCTCATCTTGACCACGGGTTTCAGCGAAGTCACGACCTACTTTAGCGAGTCCGTCTTCTTGAGTTACAACCTGCTGCATGTTTACTTTAGTGGCACCATGCGTACGGACAGTCTTGATATAGGTCAAGAAGTCTTGTGCAGTAGTTGTGGTAGAACCGTCTGTTGCATCAGTAAGCGATGCAACGTTGATGACTGGGTTCAGCGGCTTGTACCATCTTACTTGACCGATAAAGGTCTCAGTAGATGTATCGATATTAGGGTTCTCACCTACAATTCCAGTACCAGAGAGCTTCTTGGCATTTGTGTAGGCTTCATCACTATATGCGGAGATCGCCGATTGGAGAACATAATTTGTTGCTCCAGCGAGATCAGTTTTAACTGCCATTTCAATAGTTCCTTTTGATTATTACCGAGAAGGTAATTTACCCTCTGCGGCTAGTTTAAGCACATCTGCTTGTGACATCTCGAACAAAGATTTTGGTTGTGACTTGAAATCACCATCCTTTACTTTGCTTCCGCCACCACCAGAATTAAGCTTTTGTTTGAATAGAAATTCATTACTTTCTGTTTCAGCAAACGTCTTGACAAAGTCATTAATAGACACACCTGATTTGTGAACCCACTCACCTCGTTCATCTCTGACTAGTTGGTCTACAATCTCAACTGTTGCCATCTTCATGGCGCGTTCGTTACGAAAATCAAGAGTTGACAAAGCGCCTTTCAATGTAATATCACGAGTTAACTCAATATTTTTCTTTTCTAGTGCTTCTCTCTTTTCTCTTTCGTTCTTAAGTTCGATATCAAAAGCTTCCTTATGCTTTCCTTCTTCCTTAAGACGCTCTAACTCAGCTTCTCTTCTTTTCTGCTCAATTTCTTCAAGCTTGGCCTTCGCTTCATCTCTTTGAGCATAAGCTTTGTCTAGATTTTGTTTAATTGGCTTAAGAGCCTCATCGATACCAGCCTGTATCTGCTTCTTAATGAGGTCTTCTTGTGAGAGTTCCTCATCTTTACTAGCTGTACCATTCTCTTTTTTCAATTTCTCTTCATCAACTTCAATTTCTTCTTTTGTTGCCATTTTTAAAATCCTTTGAGTACAACTCAATGTTTAAAGAATGAATACAATCCATTCAAATTGTAATAGAGAATATCTCTCCATTTGGTTTCCTATCTATAACTAAATCCTTAGGGTTAATTTAACAGGTTTTGACTACCCCACGCCGTACCATCCGTAGTCATCCTCGAAGCCCTCCGGCAGTACCTTCAGAATGTCCTCTTTTGTGAGTATATCTGAGATACCGATTACCTTGCCGCCTATTACAGAACGACCAGGTACTGGTATTAAGCCTGTATCTATTGCTTCATTTAAATACTTGAGATAAAGCTCTTCTGGAAAACCTCTAGATAACATCTCATCTAACGTTTTCTTGATCGTATTACTCTCTAGTGTACTAGCCATTAGTTCTCTGAGAGCTTTTCTGGCTTTTAGCATATGAGCAGCATTCGCAACAAAGGCATCATGTACTGAAGATGTCTGGATATTATTTTGCTTACCCCAAATATGAAAGTTCTTTACCAAAGTTGCGTCATTACTATGGTTTGCATTAACACCTAATGCGGTTCTAGCTCTAGTTGCGTCTGCAATATCATTCACTTTACCAGAAGTATTAGCTATCTGATCCCACCAACTCATCTCAGTCTTTTGTGGAACTTGTAGAATATTTGTTGTCCAGTTTCCAAACTTATCTTTATATACTAGTTTTTGTTCAAATACTTGGGTAAAGTTCTGCTCTATTACCTTACCATCAAAATTAACTGTTGGTACATTCGTCCAAGACTTCGGTAGCTTATTAGCAGTGAATACTTCAAGCTCGAAGACTTTGACCTTTTTACCTAGTGCTAATTTCTTAAGGTTTATATCAGGAGCTTTGATACCCACACTAAAGTATTTACCACCTGTCCTTCTCGTGTCTGGTGCTTCAATGCCATTAATTATTTCATCTAAAGTGGCCCCTGGTTTCCACCAACCAAATCTTCTA